TTGCGAATCTCACCCTGATACAGCACGATGGGTGCGGACGTGGCCGAGCCCGACGCAAAGGTCAGGGGCTCACGGTTGAAGAACATGCGGCCATCGACCTGGAAGGCAGAGAGACGCGGAATGACGATCGGGACGATCAGGTTCTTGGTGCGACGGAAGGTGACTTCGACCTTGGCGGGCGTCTTGCGCTTGACGTGCACGCCGAGGAAGTCAGCACCTGCGTAGATCGAGGACGCGCGCTGTGCGGTATACAGGAACGCTTCACGGAAGTTCATTTCCGTGGCGAACTGATTGAAGGCACCGACTGCGGACACCGCCTCGATAAGAGCCTGACCAGTACCCGAAGTCTGCTGATCGACCCATGCGCCCTTGGTCAGCAGGTAAAGCTGCAACTGGAGGACGATGGACTCGAAGTCGGGCTTGGTCTGGGAAATGCGAAGTGGTACGCCGCTCACGTAATGTTCCTCCTCAGGTTGAAGTTAAAGTCGACCCGCGCGTTTTCCAGCTGCGGCATCCAACCCGAAATGTTGAGATAGTACATGTCGTTGTCATAGTCGGGAATGACTTCGACCGCTTCGATTACCACGCGAGGTTCTTGCGCGGCGATTTCGTTCATGAGCTGGTTGCGCATACGTCGCGCCGTAACGTCGTCCAGAGGATCGAACACCAGATCCAACAGGTTGCTTCCGAAGTCACGCCTGAACGGCCGGCTGCCTTTGCGGGTAGTGATGATGTTGATGATCGACTGCTGGACCGCCTGTTCGTTCAGCACCAACTCGTAGTTGCTGCGCGTGCCAAGGCTGATGTTGACGTCCGAGTAGACCACCTCGCCTTCCGGAGAGATAGATGCCATGAGTGCTTACCCGATTAGAACCTTGGGAGTGCCTTGAGCGACACGCGACCCGCAGTTGATTGGATCACCGACCCGCATCTTCTGCTTGCCGGATGCGAATACCTTGGGAGAGCCCTGCTGGGCTGTGCCGGGATGGCAACTGCTACCACGACAGTGGACAGCGTACGCATCGCCAACACAGACCACGCCCTTGCCAGACGCGAACACCTTAGTGCTTGCGCTGATCGAAGGGCGTGGCGGATAGCCATCATGGCCGGTGCAAATGTCACCGAGACGTGTTACTTCGGGCATGATGGATTCTCCTTCTCTGTTGGTTGAAATTACGAAGACCAGGACTACGGCGTCTGGCCACGTACGCCTTCCCACGCGGGGAAAGTGGGTGCGGCCGGCGCAGATGCACCGCTAGAGCCTCCGCCGCCGTCATCGTGGATCTGACCACCAGCATCACGCATCGCGTTACCGCCTGCATACGTCTGATGGGTACCGCCAGCTTCCGAGTTGAGGTTGCCGGACGCACTGTCCACGATGTTGGACGCGAACTTCTGTGCGTTGCCAGTGACCACCAGGGTGTCGTTGCCATCCACGAACGTGGTACGATTGCCCTTGACGTGTTCGACAAGGTTGCCATCGACCTTCACCCACGCATCGCCAGTCACGTAGAAATGCAGGTCACCCTGATTGCGGATGAACACGTCCTCGGAGGTCTTGTCGATGATGATGAGGCTACCACTAGGCCACAGGGTAACGTCGCGGGTCGGGTAGTTGACAGATGCCTCAGGCAGCTTGGTCGTCTCGTCGATGAAGTAGCCCTTCCACATCGGATGCAGAGGACTACCGTTCTGGAACTCGACCAGCACCTTGGCGCCAATCTCGGGCACAGCGAACTTGCCGTGGTTGGCGCTACCGCCACCAGGATGGGCGAGACTCACGATTGCCCACGGCAGGTGTTCGTCGCTGATGCCCTCGAACACTTCTGCCACTCGGATGCGCAGACGACCCCATTCCTTGGGATCCTTGTTGTCGATGACCGTTCCGACCTTTGGCGCTTTGCCCAAGCCGGACTCTGTTTCTTCACTGCCGATCATCATGCGCTCCTGGTGTAGTTGTATTCCTCGTTCTGGCGTCCGCTGGTGTCGATGTACGAAACCATTTCGGCCAGCTTGGACTTCAACTGGTCAGCGCCCACGCGAGCAACGGTATAGCCGCTCTCGGGTGCCCACTGGTAGTTGCGAGAATCGTCCTTGACCTGCAGCGTGTCTGCCATGCGCGACTGCACGTCGGACACCGTCGGCGTCTGCCTCGAAATCTCGTTGATCGGGGTCGCCACCGGAGTGACCGACTGACGAACCGAGTCCTCGAAGTAGAAGCGATTGAGCTCCAGGTTGGGCACGCTCAGATTGGGCGTCTCGCCAGTCACCGTCTGGATCAGGCTGTTGTAGCTCGACGCCATGCTGGATGCCTGAGACTGATAGCCCTGCACGATGCCGGTAATGTCACCGACCATTTCGTCGATCTGCTTGCCCGCACCAACTGCGGCGTCGAGCGGACCACGGATCGCCTGGAACTGTGCGCCGACCGATGCGTACATTTCGGACGTGGACTT